ATCAGAAAGATGGCTACTTTCTTACCTGTAACTGACGAATTGTTAGCTGATGTTGCTGGAATTCAAGGATATGTCAATTCAAGATTATCAACAATGATGAAATTGAACTTGGATAACCAACTTATTAACGGTGACGGAAGTGCTCCTAACTTAACTGGTGTATTGAACAAATCAGGTATTAATACCTTTGCATATGGTTCTTACTCAGGTAAGTTAAGAAAAATCGGTCAAGTTTACCAAGCAATCACAGAAATCAGAAAAGATGCATTCGTTGAACCAGATTCAATTGTTAT